CGAGGAATGGCTTGACGCTCAGGGCGACCCGATGCTTCTACAGGTCTTCGTTACGACCCGGCTCGCCGAGCTGTGGGACGAAGGCTCGGACCGAATCGACGCCGAGATTCTGCTCGACAAGGTCGAGAACTATCCGAAGGCCGGGATCCCGAACGGGATCCTAATGGTGACTGCGGGCTGCGATGTTCAGAAGAACTCGATCGAGGTCTCGCTCTACGGCTGGGGACTCTCCAACGAGTGCTGGGCGCTCGAGCATCACGTTCTAAGCGCCGACCCGGCCGAGCTCCTCGAGGGCAAAGAGCTCACCGCCCTCGACGACCTGGTCCTCGATTCCAAATTTACGCGAGAAGATGGCGTCGTCCTCCCCGTCGCGGCGACCTGCATCGACTCCGGCGGTCTGTATTACGAAGAGGTTCTAGCCTTCGCCCGCAAGCGCCGCTCGAAGCGGGTCTATGCAATTCGCGGCCGAGGCGGGCAACACGTCCCGCTCTGGCCTCTCAAAGGCGCGACCAAGATCAAAGCAAAGAAGCGAGGCGGAGCAGGTCGCGGCGAGCTCTACATTCTCGGCGTCGACCCAGGCAAAACCGCCTTGCACTACTCGCTCAGAAAGAAGCGCCCGGTCGACTGGCAACCCGGCGAGCCGGCCCCCGGTTTCATTCACTTTCCGACCCGCCCCGAATTCGACGAGGAGTTCTTCGCGCAGATCGCAGGCGAATCGCCTCGGCCTCGCAAGGTAAAGGGCCGACTCTCCGTCGAATGGATCCAAGACTATCCCCGCGTCGAGGCCTGCGACTGTTGGGTTTACGCCCGCGCCGCCGTCGCGTCTCGCATGGTCAACTGGTCAAAGCTCCTCGCTCGTCGAGACAACCAGGCCGCCGGCATTGCTTCAGATGAAGACCTGCCCAGTGCCGACCGTCCGCCGAGCTCTTCGCCCGACGACGACGATCCGGACGACACGCCTACACCGCTAAAGCGGAAGGCGAAGCGCAAAGCGCCGCGAAGACTTCCCCGCAAGCGCGGCGGCTTCGCGACAAACTACTAGGAGCACCCCGCCGATGGCGATCACGATCCCGACGACGGCCCCCCGCTCTGCGAGATACATGGAGCGCGTGACCTGGACTCGGACGCTCACCGACTACACCGCCGCCGACTCCTGGTCGGTCTCGGTCGATCTATCGGGTCCGGAAGCGACGGACGGATTCAGCGTCGCGGCAACCGATGCGGGCCTGGGTCTATGGACCTTCCTATTCGAGACGACGGACAAAGCGATCGGCGAATATACGTGGCAAGTCTGGGCAACGAAGACCGGCGCCGCCCGCACGATGATCGAGTCCGGCGTCTTCGATCTACTCCCCGGCAACCTCGAGGGCGCGACAAATCGAGACTCGTCGACCCACGTCTCGCGAATGCTCGCGCTGATTCAGGCTCGGCTCGAAGGTCGCCTCGAACTCGACTCCGAAACCTACTCAGTGAGCGGCCGATCTCTTTCACGTATTCCGATGGCAGACCTCGAGATGATGGAGCGGCGATTCTCGCGCCGCCGTCGATCCGAACTCGCCGCAATCTCGCGAGGACTTCTGCCAGGTAAACGCCGGATCGTCGCGAGGTTCACATGATTCGAGACCTCTTCGGGCTCGATACGGAAACCAAATCAACGCGGACGCCGAGCTCGAGCTCCCCGCGATTGCGCCCGGCCTTCGGTCCGCGCCGTCGCAACTGGGACCCGGTCGAAGGCGGTCGCCTCTTCGGAAACTTCGGCGCGTCGAAGTCCTCCGCCGACGAGGAAGTGAAGAACCGACTCGAAGGTGAGCGAAGCCGAGCTCGCCAGCTCGAACGCGAAAACCCCTGGGCCGTTCGATACTTCGACCTCTGGGTTCAGAACGTGCTCGGCGATGCCGGGATCCGCCTGGTCCCGCGAGTCTTCGACGAACTCCCAGACGGCAAGATCAAACCGGACCGCGACGCGAACCTCCGCATCCGTCGCGGCTGGGCAGAATGGGGCAAGCGCGGAACCCCTACGGTATGCGGCCGGCACTCCTGGGAAACCGCCCTCCAGCTCCTCGCCGTGAGTTACAAGCGCGACGGAGAGTCGTTGCTTCGATTTCATCGCGGCGGCGACTTCGGATCGTTTGGGTTTCAGGTTGAGTTGATCGAGGGCGACCGACTATCGCTCGGCCTGAACCGGATCAATCCAGACACCGGCCTCGAGATCCGCATGGGGATCGAGCGCAACAGGTGGGACCGCCCGGTCGCCTATTGGATTCACGACCGGCACCCCGGCGCCGCAAAGAGTCAACACCAGGTCGACCGGACCTTTCGCATCCCCGCGGCGGAGATCGTCCACCTATACGACGCGAAACGAATCGACCAGTCGCGAGGGCTCCCCGCTCTCGAGGCCGGCATGGGAAGATTGCAACAACTCGGCGGCTACGAAGAGGCCGAGCTCGTCGCGGCTCGCGCAGGCGCTTCGAAGATGGGGTTTATCACCTCGGGCGACGGCGCAGAATACGAGGGCGAGGCGGATGCCGACTACGATGCGTCCGAGATCTCCGAGTCTTTCACGCCCGGCACGATCGACCAGCTCGGCGCCGGCCAAGAGTTCCAAGCCTGGGACCCAACGCACCCGAACTCCGCGTTCGGCGACTTCGTCAAAAACTCGCTCCGCGCATTCTTCGCAGTCGGCGGCGCCAGCTACAACGCCGGCGCGAACGATCTAGAGGGCGTCAACTTCTCAAGCCTCCGCGACGGCAAACTGACCGAGCGCGACAAGTGGCGGCTAGAGCAAGAGCTCATAATCGACATTGTCTGTCGCCCGGTCTTTGAAAACTGGCTTCCGACCGCGATCATCTCGGGCAAGCTCGAGGGCCTTCCGTTTCATAAAATCGAGAAGTTCCTCGAACACCGCTGGCAAGGTCGACGGTGGGAATGGGTCGACCCGGCGAAGGAAGCCAAGGGCCATCAAATCCAGCTCGAAAACCGGACGACCACGGTCTCGCGAATCCTAGAGAGTCAAGGCCGCGACCTCCGCGATCACCTTGAAGAGCTCCGCCTCGAGATCGACCTGGCTGAAGAGTTCGAGCTCGAGGACCTCCTCCCATACAAGGCGCCGACTGACTCGCCGCCGCCGACTCCGAACCCAGGGCCACCGGCCCCGGACGAAGACGAGCCGGAAGACCTCGAGGAAGACAATGCGACCTAAGCGCCTCGCGAGAAATCAGAAGACCGTCAAGCTCGGACTCCAGACTCGCTCATTCGTTATCGAAGAACGGGCACACGGGAGCGACGACGACGGCGAGATCGTCGAGTTCAGCTTCTCAAGTGAGACACCCTACGAGCGCCACTTCGGGCTCGAGATCCTCGGCCACAAACGGACCGAGGTCGACCTGTCGCAACTAAACGACGGCGCCCCATTTTTGAAAGATCACGACACGCGGATTCAGATCGGCGTGGTCGAGAAGGCCTGGCTTGCCAGCAAGACCGGCCGAGTCCGCGCACGCTTTGGAAAAAGTGGCGCGGCTGAAGAGGAGCGCGTCGAGGTCTCCGGGCGGATCCGGACGAAGGTCTCGGTCGGCTACCTGGTCAACGAAATGGTCCTCGAGAAAACGGTCGCCGGACTCGACCAGTATCGAGTGACCCGGTGGACACCTCTCGAGGTTTCGACCGTTGCAATACCCGCCGACGGGACTGTCGGCATCGGTCGCGAGGCCGAGCTCCCCGCACTAGCGGAGCGGGCGGACGCCTTCGCACAACACAAAACCCAGGTCTCACGGCTCAGGGTTAAAGGAAAAAACATCATGTTGCGAGTAGCACTACTCGAGACTGGCGAGATCAAGTCGATCCGCGCCGAAGACTTCGACGAGGCGCTTCACCTGAAGCTCTCCGCCGACGCACCGATCGAAATGGACGCAGCCCGGTCGCCGGAACCTCGCGCCCAGGTCACCGGCCTAACGGAGAGCGACGTCGTTCGCATCTCGCAGAAGGCCGCGCTCGACTCCGAGAAGTCGGAACGCACAAGGATCGAAAACATCACGAAGCTCGGCGCGAAGTTCAACGCAAGCGACAAGGCCTCGAAGGCCATCGGCGCCGGCGTCACCTTCGCCGAGTTCCGCGAGGAGCTCTGGCTCGCCGGCGACACGCCCGGCGGCAAGACCCCGACCGGCCAGCGCGAGTATCCCTCGATTGAGGGCAACCCGAACGAAACCGGAATGTCGACCGACGAAGCGCAGAATCAGTATTCAATCCTCCGCGCCTGTCAGTCGATCGTTTTTGACGACCCGTCACTTGCTCCCTTCGAGCGCGAGGTTTCGGCCTCGATCTCTTCGAAGGACGGCGTCGGTCGCCCTCGCGGTTTGTTCATGCCTCGCGAATTGCTGGGCGCTCCGCTCATGCCTCGCGGGTCTGAGGGAGCGATGGAAGCAGTCCTTCGCGCCGTCACCGCTGGCACGACTGGCGGAAACATGATCTCGACGAACCTGCTCGCGAGCTCGTTCATCGACATCTTGCGCAATCGCTCGGTGGTTCTCGAGCTCGGCGCAACCATGCTGCCCGGCCTTGTCGGAGATACCGACATTACACGCCAGATCACAAGCGGCGCCGCTTCTTGGGTCGCCGAGAGTGGCTCGGCAGTCGACGCCGATCTGACCCTCGACCTGGTCTCGCTTCGCCCGAAGACACTCACCGCGAAGAGCAAGATCACGCGGCGAATGATGCTTCAGGCGACACCGTCAATCGAAGCACTCGTTCGGGCCGACCTGGCTTCGGCGATCGCTCTCGGAATTGACACCGCGGCGATCTCCGGATCTGGAGCCGGCGCGGTTCCGCAAGGGATCCTGAACATGCCAGGCGTAGGCGCAGGCCTATCGCTCGGCGCAAACGGCGGCGCGCAGACCTGGCGCAATCAGGTTGAGCTCGTTCGTGCAGTCAAGTCGGCAAACGCCGACCAGGGCTCGCTCGGCTGGGCAGTGTCGACGAACGCCTGGGCGCATCTCATGGCCCGCCCGAAGTCCGGCACCGGCGAGAATGGTTTCATTCTCGCGGAACCCGGAGACCGCTCGATCGGTCGACGTATGGTCGCATCGGAACAAGTCCCGAGCAATCTCGTCAAGGCCTCAAGTGGAACGATCCTGTCCGCAATCATTTACGGCGCATGGGATCAACTGCTGATCGGCG